GTTCCCTTAGCTTGCCGGAAACCTAGGCCATGACTAGCGCCATCGCCTTCCTGGCCAATGCCTCGGTCGTCTTTGACGTGCCCACGACAGGGACGATCACTGACCCCACAACAGGCAACGTGGTGCCCAATACAACGACCGTGACGGTATCGCTGTACCTGCGCGGCACAGGGGGCAGTGCCCCATCCCTCAGCGAGTTCCCCGGCGTTGGCGTTGAGGATGACGTGCTGGAGGGCTATGCGGTGAGCCCCCAGGCCCTTGATAGCCGCATTGTGCCCGGGGTGCGTGGGACGCTGACCTTCGGCAGCGATGACCCGGTGCCCTGTGAGGTGGCCGCTGCCCGCTACCCGTTCGGTAGCACCGGGTTTCTGGGGGAGACGCTGCAGGGGATCCTCGGGGACAAGATCAGGCTCTCCCGCTACAGCCAGCGATGACAACAGTCCGCACTAGCTACCGCCTGCAGGGGTGGAACTCAACGCAATTGCGTCTCAGGATTCCTGCCATCCTCACGGCCTACGGCAAAACCATCGGGACAGAATTCCAGGAGCAGATCAAGCTCGTCCAATACCCCTGGCCACGGCGCACCTACAGGAAGAACGGCACCATCGAAGAAAGCCCGCGCGACATCGTGGACCTTGGCGCCTTCCTGCGCTCCCAACGCCGGGACAGAGTGAACGCCACCACGCTGCGGTTCAGCTGGAATGTGCCCTATGCCTCACTGATCTTTAGCGGGTACACCACCAACAAGGGAAACGTGTGTCCGCCAAGGAATTGGATCAAGCCGGCCCTAGACGCGCAGCCCCTAGATCGTTTCTTTGCTGACCAGTGGAAAGCCCTGGCTAAGCGGTCGCTGTGACATGAAAAAGCCCCGGCGTCACCCGGGGCTAGACCTTGGCTTCTTAGTTTGCTCAGCTCACCGTGGCCACGGTGAAGGTTGGCCTGACGTCTGCGCCAGCATCGCCCACAGTGCCGGCACCCACGGTCAGGATGTCGCCCACCTTGTAGTTGGTGCCAGCGGCAATGATGGTCGGTGCCGCCGTCACAGTGCCACCACCGGCAACAACGATGTCCGCCGTGGCACCCAGGCCGCTGCCCACACCTTGCGCAGGGCTGCTGCCGATCAGCGACACGCCGCTGTAGGTAGCAGGTGTCAGGCCAGAGCCGTTAGTGGCAACGGTCAGGGTGGCGATGGGGTTGCCTTGGGGATACCACAGGAGCTGACCGTACCCTCTAAATGTGAACGAAATTGTCGCCACATCCCCCGCCTGGATAGACTCTTGGAAGCCCTCCACAAAGGCAATGCCGCTGTGGATCTCAGCGTTATCACCACTGCCATCTTTGACAGGGGACTTGCGGTAGACCTGTAGAGCGGTGCCCGCTGCTCCGTTCAGCCAGGCTTGCTTGAGGATGCGATAGCCCGCATCACCGAGCGCGAGGTTAATGCTGGCCGGCACAGACCAGCCGATATTGGTCATGAGAGGTGCTTTCCACCCGTACTCCGAGCTGTAGTCCAGCGGAGCATCGGTGGAATCTGTGCTGCCGTCAATGCTGGCATTGGTCAGACTCAGAACCTGAGTCAAACCAGCAGTGGACGCAGGAGCAGTGGAAGCCGTGGTCCCGAGGCCCACGTACAGCTCGTAATCTGTCGAAACGAAATAGGCCCCGGCCATGATTGACAGTCGTTTGGCTTAGCTTGCCGCCGCCAGTTCCCGCTCCTCCTCAGCCTCCAGCCATTCCATGGGTGACGGCCGCTGATCGCAGTGCAGCTCCCAGTCCTGTACGTCGTGCCCGATGCCAGAGGTGGCCAGGAGGGATTCCTGTAGTTCCTGCAGGCTGCAGCCGAGGGTCTCGGTGACCTGCTGCGGCGTGAGCCCTGCGGTTGCCAGCTTGCGTGCCTTGCTGCCCCGTTCGCGCACGACGGGGGGCGCGGCGATCTGGAAGCCGTGGTCCCGCAGGTAGTGCATGATCTCGCCCTCCACGAATCGCCCCAGCAGCGTGGACAGCTTGTAGGGCTCCCCGTTGGCGGGGTTGATCTTGGTGGGGTCGTAGCTGCGGAAGGTGCGCAGGAAGGCCACGTCCACCAGGGAGCTGATCACATCGCGTTCCAGCACCGGGAACTTGCGGGCCATCTTGGCGGTGAACTTCCAGGCCAGCCCGATGTTGGCCGCGTAGAGCTTCCCAAACGCCCGGCGTTCCTCCCTTGTGAACGGCCGCTCTAGGTGGTCACGTTCCCGCCACTGTTCTTCCGGCAGCCCTAGCGCCGTGAGCAGTGTGAGCTGGTTGCGGTCTTTGCGGGCCATGGCCCATCAGCCACGGAACACCTTGATGCTACCGGAACTGCCTTTGGGAACCGAAGTGGTCAATACACCAAGGGTTCCCACCAGCGAGGGGACGACGGTGAGGCAGTTGAGCACCGTGGGTGCCCCGCCCTGCCGGAAGGTCACCGACACCACGTCCACGCTGGCTGACTGCAGGCTGCTGTTGGGGATGCCGGGGATCAGCTCACCGAGAGCCGTGTTGCTGCCGCTGAGCAGGGTGGGGGTTGCCAGCAGCGCATTGGCCAGGTCAAAGCACGCCTGCTCCACCTGTTCGGGGATGGTGGTGCTGCTCAGGGCCACACCATCGAGGGTGATGCCGCTGCGAGGCCAGCCGAGGGCCTGCGTGGAGGATGCGCGATCGCCGATCCACTCCAGTTCGTCCAGATACCGGGTGGCGCTGATGACGGCCCGGCCCTTGTCGTCGTTGCTGGCGCTGTCCCAGGCCAGGGTGCCCAGCTGCAGGTTGGCGATGGTGTCACCGCCTGCAACCGTGAGGTAGGAGTTGGCAGAGGCAGAGCCTGCCGTGGCGGTGACGGTGACGGTCATGGCTTCTGGATGCGCTTCACGGTGCCATCAGAGCGAACCTTGAGCAGCTCGCGCCGCTGGGGTTCGCCGGCTTTGGGGGTGAGCAGCCTGCCTACGGCCACGATGTTGTCCTGATACGTCAAGGCGTCCACAGTGACTCTCTTAGCTTGCCGGCGCCTGCCATAGCTTCACCGCACGATCCAGCGAGATCCGCTTCACCGGCCGCCCTTCACGGTCGCTGCCCAGCAGCTGGTCCCCGATGCGTTTGCCAAAGATGGCGCGGGTGGTTTCAGGGTTGGCGCGGATCCAGTCCACGGTGGCGGCCTTGAATGACAGGGTGCCCTCGCCACGGTCGCCCTCGGTGGGACGCTTGGGCTCGACACGCTTGCCCCTAGGGTTTATCATATCTTCGGTGCGCCACTTATAAGGCAGGGCATAACATCTACACTGAAAATGCGGTGATATCTTTGCTCTGCCGTCCCAGTATTTGGAAGGTTCGCCCAGCTTAAGGCGTGTCCCATCCATGGCCAGACAGATCGGGCACACAGCGCTATCGAGCGTGGCCGTCCACACCAGGCCATCCTCCCCTAGCCAGTCCGGGTCAGTTTCCACCTCATAGATGGCCATCTGGGCAGCGGATCCCACCTCATGCACGCCCGTGCGGATGATTGCTTCCACGTTGTTTGAGGTCGTGCGAACAACGGCATCCGCATACGTGGCCGCCACCTCCCCGCCTAGATCAGACATGCCCAGCCGGATCAGCCGCTCCATGCGGTCAGACACCATCAGGGGCACGCTGATCCTGAGCGTGTCGGCCAGGGTCTTGCCGCCCACCACCGCCTGATTGATCGCCTGATTCACCAGCCCCTGAGAGGCTGCCACTGCGCCGGGGTTGCTGAGCGCCCCGCCGGAGAGTTCCACCATTTGCCGGGCGAACTCCAGCTGCTGCGCGAAGAACGGGGTCAGCGCCTGCTGCAGGGCCTCGATCTGCGGCACGCCCCACGACCGCTGCACGCTGTTGGCCACGGCGGCGACAAGCCTGCGGATTTGCTCATCACGCCCCGGCCCCGGCGACATGATGCCCGAGGTGTCCAGCGTGCGCTGGATACCCGTGAGGGTCTGGCGCAGGGCCTTGAGAGCATCCTGCACCAGCTCATCCTCTAGGCGCTTCTGGCTCAGCGCATTGCGCAGAAACGCCTCAATCTGATCCGGCAGGTTGGCCTCAGCCATCCTCAGGCTCAGTCCCCGCGAACACGCGCCCGCCGCTGCCGTAGGGCACGATGTAGGGCGCCACAGCCTCAAGCAGCTCCCCGGTGGCGTTCACGTAGTAGCCCGACTCCCCTGGCACTTCGCCGATCTCATCCACGCACCAGGCAAACGCCGACCCATCAGGGCGGATCGTCTGGCCGTCCGTGCGCAGCTGGTCGGCTTCCTCATCCCAGAACCCGAGCGCCTGCGCAGCCGACTTAGCCGTGGCGTAGTTGGGGAAGCAAAGCGTGGCGTAGGTGGTGGTCATGCTGTCAGGGCCTGCAATGCGGCGTTGGGCAGCCTGCTGTTCCAGTAGGTGAGGCGGGAGATGGTGCCGTTGAAATAAGAACTACTGGTAACGCTGCCTATTGACAGCTGGTTAACCACAGGCATAGCAACGGCGCTATCTGTCACTGGCGCCTGACCCTCCGCAGACCCAGCGGCGTTGTTAAGAGCCTGGGCCACTGCCACGTAGTTCATTGCAGACGAGGACGAGATTGTCAGGGATGAGCCCATGTCAGTAGAGCCACCAGTAACGCTAATGAAGGTTAGTCCTGTTGACGAGTCTTGCCTAAAGTTAAAGCATCTGTTATTGAGTGTACCGTCATTGACCGAGCAAACCGTTGACGTGGAGCTGATGCCACGGCTGCGTAGAAATGCCGAATGCACCGTCCCCTGACTCTGGTTATACCACTCGCTGAAGTTCGCCCCGGTGATCGTGGCGATGTCTGCCGATCGCGTCGCGCTGGTGCCCGTCGTCGGAATCCACGAGGTCGCAAAGGATCCCGCCTCAAGATTGGCGCTTGTCACGCTGCCGCTCACCGTGAGCGTGAGGGTTCCAGCTGTGGGGGTGAAGGTCAGCGACACCCGAGCATTGGCGCCAGTGCCCACCAGTGGCCCAGCGGTGGACGTGCCTGACAGCGTGACCGTGCCCGCGCCGTAGAAGCTGAGCGTGTAGGCCGTAGCGGCACTGGTGACGCTCTGCGTGCTCAGCGTGGCCGAGTTCAACAGCAGATTCTGCCGCTGCTCCTCCACCAGCAACCCCAGGCACGCGCCCGTGATGGGGTCGTGCTGGAACCGGGGCACGTCGTTGCCCAGCGTCTCAATCGTGCCCGCTGCGTTGACCACGGTGGCACTGCTGGCCCGCGTGAACGTCACCAACTCCCGCCCGCTCACCGCATCGCGCAGGCTCCGGTTTGCCGCAAAGCGGAGGTCCAGCGTGGGCACCCTCTGAGCACGCTGCCACAGCCGATCACGCAGCCACCCAGGATCACGCCGCATTCCTGGAGCGATGCCAATGATGGCTACCATGACCGATAGCCAGCGTCCATGGCATTGATCCGCATCTCATACACCTCACTGTTGGCACCAGGTGTGAAGGTGCCGAGCGTCTGCAGCTCACACCAGAGGCTGCTTACGTTGTTGGCCAGTTGCACCAGTGGGCCGGCGTAGTCTGCCTGGGCAAACAGCGTGCTGCCGAAGTCTTGCGGTGCCGGCAGGTCGATGTAGCCAACATAGGCCGTGCGCTCAGTGGCACCCAGGTCAAAGGCTGCGTTGTCGGCAATCGCTGCCGGCTGGGCATTGTAGAAGTGCATCCGGAAGTTGCTCATCCCGCTGGGGATGCTGGCCACATGGATCTGCAGCCGCACCGACATGATCTGGATGAACCCGCCAGGCTTGCCTAGGTTGGTGAACTGATGGATGGCACTGGTCGTGGTGCCCACCACATCATTGGCGGTGTATTGGGTGGTGTTGGCAGGCCGGGTGAACTGAACCACCGACCGATAGGATCCGAAATCAGTGGCCATCGTTCTCCTTCGCTAGCCGTCTGCGGCGTGGTTGTCTCTTAGGTTGCCGATCCTCCACCGGATCAGCCTGCGGCTCCACAAGAGAAGAGGCCGCAGCCTCTGCCTGGGTGGCAGAGAGTGCAGCCTCGATCTTGTGCCGCCGGAAAGCGGTCAGACCCATCTCACTTGCGGTAATAGACCACGGTGGAGCTGCTGGCCACGCGACCGATGAAGGTCGCGGTGCTGGCAGCGGCCACGGTGCCCGAACCCTTGAGGGTGACGCCAGTGGCGTTGGCAGTGAAGACAACGGGATGGGTTGCCCCAGCCTCGTTGACGATGGTCACCTCAAAGGTGCTGCCAACCCGATACTCCCCAAGCTCCGCGATGATCTCAGGGCCAGTGGCCGTGGTCACAGCGCGGGAGGCGCCAGGGGTCATGGTGATGATGCTGTGGATGCTTTGAGCAGCCGTCAGAGCGGTTGCAGCATCAGTGGCGGCCAACAGTGTGCGGCCATTAAGCGCCCGATCAAACGGGGGCTGTTCCAGGTGGAATTGTCCAGCCATTGTCAGTTACCTCAACCGTACAGGGGGCAGGTGCTGACGATGTTCGCCACACCGATGTTCTTCTTGTCGAAGACCTTGGTCCAGGAGGCCGAGGCTTCCAGATCAGACGCGCCGGGGTTGGCAGCGCCTGCGTAGGAAGTGCCCAGTGCGTGGAAGCACTGGTCCCACTGCACCTTGATCACATCCTCACCGCCGGATGTCAGGATGTCGCGGTCGGTTTCGGTACGCACCGGAGCTTGGTAGCCCATGCCGATGGCACCGGGCTTGAAGATGTAGGTGCCGTACTTGTAGGAACCGGGCGAACCAGCACGGGGGGCATCATCGGAGACGATGACCCGCTTGCTGCCGAACACGGGCACGGTGGACTCACCAGTGAAGGCACCGGAGAAATCACCGTTGACAGCGTTGCTGGCAGTGATGCTGCCGGCAGCGATGGTGCTGGCGGTGATACCGGGCAGCTCCTTGGCGTTCACGTAGTTGATCATCTCGCGCACCCGCAGGTAGGCGTAGATGTCAGGGTGAACGACCATGATGCCGTAGTTGTCGGCATCCTCGCCCAGCAGCAGGTCAGC